CCCAGTATCTGACCCTAACATATTCTCCGAATCACAACGTGTTGCGCAGAACCAGGCACTCTTACAGATGGCCTCTTCCGCGCCTCCGGGGATGTTTGATATCCGTGCCGTGTACCGCCGCGTACTACACCAGCTAAAGATTCCATCAGTAGAGGAAGTACTGCCAAATCCGTTAGGTGCCTCTGAGTCTAACCCAGCGCTTGAGAATGTCTCCATGACAATGGGACGACCAGCCGCGGCCTACCCAGACCAAGACCACATCTCGCACATTAAGGTCCACCTAGAGTATGCAGAAAATCCAGCGTATGGTGGAAGCCCAGTCATTGGGCCAGTATTTGCTCCACATGCACTTGACCATATCAAGCAGCATTTAACACTGCACTACCTCCAGTCAATGCGATCATACGTAGCACAAGCATCAGGCGGTAAAGATACACTTAATCTACATCAAGAAAACGCCCTAGACATAGAGTCACAACAGGCCTTAGCATTGGCGTCGCACATGGTAGATCAGGATGCTAAAGAAAATATGTCTGAATTTTCACAAAGAATTTCAGCCCTGGCCCAAAAAGTTCAACAGGCCCAACAGGCTCAGCAACAACAAGCCGCTAATTCAGACCCAACAGCACAGGTTATTCTTAAGACTCAAATGGCTGAGACCCAGCGCAAGACACAAGAGTCACAGGCTAAGATGCAGCTGGAGATGCAACAGGACCAACAGAACTACCAGCTTGAGGTTGCAAGACTTCAACAACAGGTTCAAGAGTTGCAGGCTAAGTACTCCACACAGACAAACATTGATAACCAACGCAACGCCACAGATATTGCAATGGCAAACATCAATAACGCCGCAAAAGAGCGTATTGCTATGATCTCAGCCGGTTCTCAGATGGATCAACAACAGGCCCAACTAGACCATGAGCAAAACCAATCCGCAATGCAGGCCATTGCTGCATCGGATCAGGACATACGCCAGCATGGACTAACAGTACAGCAGCAGGCATTTGAGGTACAGGCAAACCAAGTAAAACAACAGGCCGATGCTCAGCAAAAAGCAGCGTTGGCAGCGCAACAACACGGTCAACAGTTACAACAAAATGACCAGCAACATCAGCAGGCACTAGAGCAACAAGCAGCAGCACCACAACCCACAACCCCAACACCAGGAGCATAATATGGCCGATCAAAAAGGCTTTCGTCAAACGTACCAAGAAACTGGCAAACTGTCCACAGGCGGTGGCCCAGATGCTAAAGTAGAAAAAGGAGCCTCCGGTTCTAAGCGCGCAAGCAACGCGGATCTAAAAGCACGCCCAGCACGTTCATCTAAAGTTGGACCAGATAAAAACCTAAAAGAAGTTAAAACAGGTAACTTTTATTAATTCAATTTGGGGCGGAATACTGCTCTATTTGCATTAATATGTATATGAAAGACTTTTTATCAGAAATTATCTCTCGTACGAGAGACGAACAAAAGAAAATAGCGGAAGCCGTCACCGCTGGAAATAATGTAAACTCCTTTGAGGATTACCAACGCCTAGTTGGAAGACATGAAGGTTTTTCAGAGATACTGAACATTATTAACGAGATTTTGACGGAAGACGAAGACGACCTGTAAAGGTTATAGGAGGCAGCCGAATGGCAGCATTTGATGTTAGAGCAAAAGAAGAACCAGATACTAGATCCGAAGAAGAATGTTTCCCGGTTGTAGAGCATGGAACTGAAGTAGCTGGAGATAGAGTTTTAGTTCAACTAAGACGCCCTAAGACAGCAAGTAAAGGCGGGATCATCTTTGTAGATGAGACCACACAAACGATTAAATTTAATGAGACTGTAGCTAAGGTTGTCCAGGTTGGACCTTTGGCATACCGAAACCTAGACGACTTAACCCCATGGATTGAAGGTCCTTGGTGTAAAGAAGGCGACTTGGTACGTACAATTAAGTACGGCGGCGACCGATTTGTGGTTGACGCAGGAGATGAGGGAGCACCCGTGGTGTTCATTACCTTACAGGCCCGTGAAATTATCTCGCGCATTACGTCTTTCGAGGCTGCGCAACGGATGAAAGCGTTTGTGGACTAACATGGCTTCAAATTTAGAAACTCAACAAAAATACCGAAGTAAAACACCTAGGTATAGTATGTATCAAACGTTGAATCACGCTAAAAAAAGAGCTGAAGTAACAATTACAATTCAAGATTTAATGGATATTTTTGAAAAGCAAAAAGGACTTTGTGCTTTAAGCAAAATAAAAATGACATGGCATCAAGGAAAAATTCTTCCAACATCAATATCAATTGATAGGATAGATAATAGTAAAGGTTACATTGAAAATAATGTTAGACTTGTTTGTGTAGTAATTAACGCTTTTAAAAGCACCCAAACTGATGCTGAACTTTATGAGTTTGCAAAAAGTTTAGTTGAAAATATGTCAAAAAGCGTTTGTTGATTAACTTTTGTAAAAAAGAAAGTATGTATGGCAGAAAATGAAAAAGATGTTCCTATTAAGGAACGCGAGGATGGTTCATTCCTTGCAAAGGTAGATTTTCCTGAAGAAATTGAGGACGAAGAAGCCAAAAAACCAAAAAAAGAAGAAGAAGAGCATGACGAAGATGCTCAGGATAACGCAGAAGAAGATGCAAATGACGACGAAGATGCCGAATCTGATGAAGAACGCGAAAAAATCCGTGAGGCACGTCGTGAAGAGCGCAGACTTAAGAAAGATTTAAAGAGACAGCGCGATCTTACCTCTAAAAACAAGATTACAACGCTTGAACGCCGAAATGAAGAGCTTGCTCGACGTTTGGCTGCTGTAGAGAGCACCGCGGCATCATATCAGTTCGCACAAATCGACAAACAGGTGGAAGATGAAGCCACCCGCGTTGAATATGCCAAGATGAAGATGTTGCAGGCGGCTCAAAACGGCGACGCGGCAGGTCAGGTAGAGTACTTGGAGCAGTTAACAGATGCCAAACAGCGTCTACAACAAGTACAGTACTACAAAAAACAACAACTCGAGCAGGCAAAGACACCTAAACAAAATGTGCCTAACGAGATCAGTACAGAGGTTCAAGCCAATGCAACAAAGTGGCTTAAAAAGAACAACTGGTACGATCCGCAAGCTCGAGATACAGATAGTAGAATTGCCAAGGTAATAGATCAAGAACTCGCCACAGACGGATGGGATCCAAGTGACCCTGAGTACTGGGATGAGTTAGATAGTCGTTTATCCGCACGTTTACCACACCGCTATACATCGCAAGGTGGAAAGCAAGCAAAGCGCTCAGCGGGCCCAACAGCCTCCAGCCGAGTAGCAAATGAATCAAGCGTTAAGCCAGGAACAATCACACTAAGCCGTGAGCGTGTACAGGCCATTAAAGACGCTGGTTCGTGGGACGATGTAACTAAACGAAATAAAATGATCCGCGCATACGCCACGTATGACCGCGCTAATAAGGAATAATTATCATGGCAAATACAAGAATTAAACGTGACTTAGACGACCGCATGGCTGACAGAGCACAAGAAGTAACCGAGCGCGCTACAACGGCCGCTCCTGATGACATTGCACGTCGTGAACGCCTTGATGCGTTTAGAGACAAGTGGGCAAATAGTGCGTTGCCAGATCTTCCAGGTGGCATTATTCCCGGAATGCACTTATGTTGGTTGTCAACAACCAATACTTACGACAGTATCGACAAACGTATGGCGTTGGGTTATGAGCCAGTTAAAGCCTCCGATCTCGGAAAAGGCTTTGAAGGACTAGGCAAAATGAGCTCCGGCAAGTTTGAAGGCTGTGTTAGTTGTAACGAAATGGTACTTTTTAAGTTACCAGAGGATATCTATCAAGAAGTAATGCGGATGCTCCATTTGGAAGATCCGCTTGAACATCAACGCAATATTACAGCGCAGGTTCGCGACACAGCGCAAGGTAATAAAGGTGGACGTTCAGTTCTCGAGGGTGGTCTTTTGGAGATGGAAAAAGATACCGCAAAAGCGAATAACAAAAACATTCGTTTCCAATAACATTCTTCAAAAATAACAAAGGAAATAACATAAATGTCCACAACATTTAATCCCTTTGGTCTGAAGCCAGTGTATCATCCTAGCGGTCTTGATCGTGCAGTGCCATTCGTTGGCACCAACACATACAATCCCGGTACGACTTACACAGCTCCCTACTCGTTGTCTGGCGCGCAAGTTGCGTTTTACCAGTACACACCAGTGGCATTGACAGCTTCAGGTCAATTAACTGTAGCAGCACAAGCAGCATCTACAACTTCAATCAGCCGTGTTTATGGTGTGTTTGATGGCGTAGAGTACACAAACTCCGATGGTCGTCGTTCAGTAGCTAAGTATGCAACTAAGACAACTTTGGATGCGTCTACACAGATCATCTTCTGGATCTTTGCTGATCCTCAGTTGGTTTATGAAATCCAGTGCAATGGCTCAGTAACAACTGCAGCTATCGGTACACAATACAACTTTGACACAACTGCTGGCTCACTGGTAACTTCCGGTACAGCTATCGGTGTAGGTGGCGCAGGCTTCTCTACTACAGCTCTATTGGCAACTCCTGTTGCTGCTGGTGCACAAGGTCAAGTACGTGTTGTTGGATTAGGCCGTGAAGTAGCATACCCAGCAGGCAGCAACAATGCTTGGGGTGATACATACACGATTGTTCAAGTACAGATCGCAAACAACATGTTTGCAGCCGCTTCGGTCTCGATCTAATTAACGAAAGGAAATAGCAAATGGCAACCCCAATGCGTAGTACCGACTTTCGTGCGGTAGTCGAACCGATTATCAACGAAGTCTTTGATGGTGTGTATGAACAACGCGCCGACGAGTGGAAAGGATTTGTAGAACAGATCCAAGGTATTCCACGTAACTATCACGAAGAAGTAATGCTCTTCGGTATGAATGCTGCACCTGCCATGCCTGACGGTACTCCTGTCAGCTATGACCAAGGTGGTACATTGTACATCACCCGTTTCATCTACCAAATCTATGGCTTGGCTTATGCCTTGACCAAAGTATTGATGGAAGACGGCGATCACATCCGTATCGGTAGCACCTTCGCTAAACACTTGGCTCAGTCTATGATTGAAACCAAAGAAACCCTCTGTGCTAACTTGTTGAACTTTGCGTTCACAACTGGCTACGTTGGTGGCGATGGCGTTACATTGATCAATACAGCTCACCCTGTAGCTAACGGTTTGACATACTCAAACCAGTTATCCACAGCAGCTTCATTGTCACAAACTTCTGTTGAACAGATGTTGATTCAAATCCGCGGCGCTATTGACAACAATGGTAAGCGTATTCGTCTCAAGGCTGAACAATTAGTTGTTCCACCAGCACTCGAGTTCCAGGCTGAGGTTATCCTCAAATCTGTACTCCGTTCTGGTACAGCTGACAACGATTTGAACCCTATCAAATCAACAGGCATGTTGCCTAAAGGCACACACGTGGTTACACGTCTGTCCTCTAGCAAAGCCTGGTGGGTTCAGACCGACGCTGAAAATGGTCTCATGCTCGTTAATCGCCGTAACCTAGAGAAATCGATGGAGGGCGACTTTGAGACTGACTCCATGCGTTACAAAGCCACTGAGCGTTACGCGACCGGGTGGCACGATGCACGTAACATCTTCGGTACAGCAGGTCTATAATCAGCTTTAAAATAAAGTTGTAAAAAAGCAAAAAACCCGGCCCAAAAAGCTGGGTTTTTTGCATTAATATATGTATGAAGATAGTTTCCAGACAACAAGCGATTGAAAAAAAATTAACCAGATATTTTACTGGTGAGCCCTGTAAACACGACCATGTTGCTGAACGTCTTTTAAGCAACAGAACTTGTATTGAATGTCAGCTTCCCCGAAAAAGAAACTGGAATAACAAACCTGGAGTAAAAGAACAATCTATTGCCAGAGCGAACGCCCACAACAAAGCCCATCCAGAAATGCACTTAGCTCGTACACGTAAGCGTCAAGCTGCATTATTACAAAGAGTTCCTAAATGGGACCCACACGCACACCTAATCATTGCCAAATATCAACTGGCCGCCATGCTCACTAAAGCCTCTGGCATCGTTCACCACATAGACCACATTATCCCACTTCAAGGCCGTAAAGTATCGGGCTTGCATGTCTTTTCTAACCTTAGGGTAATCCCGGGCTCAGATAACGTTAAAAAATCCAATAAGTTCTTAGTTTAGGGCGGAATATCCTTTTATTTTGCATTAATATGTATAGGAAGATTAATCCCATTCTGACTGCCGAAACTTCCCGGTGAGACGCCTCAGAGACAGCTTGGGATACCCACTGAGATAAGGAAACACCATGTCATCAACTTTTACATCCCCCATTCGCATTTTCAAGCGTAACAACCCAACTAACGACGGCACAATCTTCCCAGATAACACTGGCGCAGCAGCAGCCACTCAACAAAGCTACATCACCAACCCAATCGTTGGCACAACTTCTGGTGCAACTGTTTTAACAACGGCTGACGTAGGCTCAACAAGCGTAACACCAGTTGTGCTACCAGCTGGCTCATTAATCAGCAACGTACGTTTATTTCAAACTACTGTTCCAACTGGCTTAACTGGTGGTGTTATCACTGTAGCTATCGTTCAGACTAGCCCAACAGACGGATCTTTAACTACCACTACTTTGGGCACAATTACCCCAACAGCAGCCGGTGGTGTTATTTCTATCTCTTTTACAGCCTCTGCAGCCGTGGCAGCTATCCTTAACAACATTGGTACACTGGATGCTACACTGACATTCTCTGCAGCCACTGTATCCGCTAATACTGGTACTTTAGGCGGAACATTTGATATCTCTTACACCCCACGTAACTACGACGGCTCTACTGGTGCCTACGGCGCTGGTCTCTCTAACAGCTAATACAGACGGCGGGGCGACCCGCCTCCTTTAACTTTTAGGAGAAACCTATGGCTAACGCCTACAATCCGTATACATCCCCACCCCATTCCGTAACCGTTCAGGGCGCCTATGAGCCCTTTGACTTGCAAGTTGCTCGTTCCCAAATTATGGGTCACAGCATTCTTAGTATTTTTGGATATCAAGCTGCTGTAACAACCACACCTATTGCTGTTTGGGAAAATGCTGCCGCTTATGTATACCCAACAGTTGCTGGTCAAATGACTGTAGTTAGCACATCAGCCTCTGATGATACTCTTGCAAAGATATTAATTTCTGGTTTAGATGCAAACTTTGCACCTATATCTGAAGTTATTGCTTTAAACGGTACCACTGGCGTAACAACTGTTAATAGCTATTTACGCATTAATAGCATGGTTCTAACATCCGCCGGTACAAGCCAAAATACTAACGTCGGCACCATCACTGCTAAACAATCTAGCAATACTGTTGCACAGATTAATATCGGTATTGGCAAATCACAAAGCACCGTGTACACTGTTCCAGCGGGATATACTTTTTACTTAGATCAGGTTGAAGTTAATTCATCAAACAGCTATACTAGCGCAACAATTTTAACTTACAAAGTACAAACAATTAACAACACTAACGGTGTTAAAATTGTAGCACTACAACAACCATTTGTTGCTATTTATACAATTACTAGACCAACGGATCCATTTGCTTACGCTGAAAAAACTGACATTCAATGGCAGCTATCAACTAGCACAGGTTCTGTTGCAGTAGGTATTATTGTAGCTGGTAAGTTAATTAAAAACGATAGCCAGTCGGCTTAAGGCACTAGATGTATCAAGTATACTGGATACACCATAAAGAT